TAATATCAAAGTCTTCCCAATCAGGATAACTGATATTCTCAGGGAAAGTTGCACCAGTAACGACTGTTGCTGTTTTACCTAATGCCTTTGCAATATGTTGCCCTACCGAATCGCAACCTAAGAAATGGTCTGCCGAATTAATAACAGACGCCCATATTCTCATATCTTGGATTTGAGGAACCGCTATTGGGTGTCCTTCGTTCGTTGAAAACGAAATAGCATGTTCTGTCATTACAACTACTAAATAATCTTCACGCAATTTTTCTATAATATTAATAATATTTTGTAGTTCGAATGACCTACTAGATTGATCGACTAAAAACTCACCTTGTTTTGCGATAGATCTACCAAAAGGTTGAACTACTATTGTCTTATTCTTACCAATACTTGCCTTCATTTCTTGGATAGTTTGATATCCCTGAATCATTTCTGTCTTATTCAACTTGATAATTGGATCTTTCAATTCTCTAGGTCCGTCCAATTCATTTATTTGAATATCAAATGCCTGCGCCAAATCGCACTTTTGATTCATATATTCATTAACTCGATACGGTTCCGGAGATACGATATCTTTGCCTTTTAAATGATTTTCAAATAAACCTTTATGCCAAGATTCGTATGCACGTTTGTGTAGTTCTGGATGTCCTCTATAAAAATCCATTCCTGCTTCACATACAATGACAAAATCTTCATCTCCTGATTCTTCAGCATATTTTTCTAATGCTGGAATGGAACAAAGAACACGACCCGCGCCGCCGTTAATAAAGAACGCTTTTGAGCGATTGCTCATACTTCACCTCACCTGTTAATAATATAGTCATAATAGAGTTATTATACCCTACTTTTATGTAAAAGTCAACCTTTTGTACAATTATTTATAATTACTACTTTTCTTTGTAAATAGAACGTTTCAAAAACTGATAATGATTTGGAAGTTTGTTAATATACTCACGGTTATTTTCTATTTCTTCTTTCATTAATCTATCAATGTCGTTAGATCTAGACAACGGCACGTGCATATTTTCCTTGCCATAAAACATTTCTACACTCATTTTACTTATAGGGTTGTACCCAAACCCCGCCATAATAAAAGACATTCCGTTCTTTCTTCCTACTTCCCCAGACCAATCTGAATTCATTGTTATTTTAGAGGGGATGTATTCACTCAAATGTTTCCATTCAAAAGAACCGTCATCCATGTAATTCATTTCTTCTGTTACATATTTCCAATACGGAGTATCGTCTCTTTCTGCTAACGCATAATGTGCGGCAATAAATGATGTGTACCTTTCCATGCCTTTCCGAACGGTTTTGTTAAATATATCTTTATCGTAGCCATTAACCTTACAACCTCTTCTTTGCAATGATTGAATTAAAGCAAAAATAGTATTATGAGTCAACATTAAACCTGTCGCTTCAATAGGTTCTATAAACCCATTTGATAGACCAATAGCACAAACATTTTTTACCCAATTCCTTTCATGTATCCCCGCAGGAATGTCAATATGTACAGCCTTAATGTTTTCTATTTCTTCTCTATCGTGCGGGTAATCTCTATCGTTTATTAGATATTCTCTTAATTCGTTTTCCGCTTCTTCTTTTGTTAAGAATTTATCACTGTAAACATAACCAGTTCCTATTCTATCCCATAGAGGAGTATTCCACACCCAACCAGACGATAACGTTGTTGCGTTTGTAGAATGTTCCATTTCTATATCTTTATCCACGTATGGAATTCTCATCGCCACCGCTTTATTATTAATTAGTTTGTTTTTGAATGATATGAAAGGTTCGTTTAACGTTTCTGTGAGGAACATCGACTTAAACCCAGTGCAGTCTATATAAAGGTCTGCCGAAATATCACCGTTATTTTTAGTAGTAATACTTTTAATAGATTCGTCTTCGTTTTGATTAATACCAACAACGTTATCTACGACCTGTTTAACCCCTTTTGGTTTGCAGTAGTGAGTTTTTAGATAATCGCCAAACAAACCTGCGTCCATATGGTATGCCGTATCGTGATTAAAATTCCAACCACGTAATTTAAAGTCTCTTGTTAATTTGTTATTCTTAATTAACTCGTTCGAACCTAAAGCAAACGCTGCAAATTCGTCGTTGTTTGCACCAATTAATGCTTTTTTTGTGAACCAGTCAGCGGCAATAAAATCGTGCAGGTATGTAGATTCTCCAAATGGATACCTAACCCTCGTTCCCTTTCCGTCCCAATTAGTGAAATCAATAGAAGTCTTATATACAGCATTACAATGTTTCATCCAATCGGAATCTTTAATTTCTAAATCTCTTAGAAAAATATTAATCGAATTGATTGTAGATTCCCCAACACCAATAGTAGGAATGTCGCTAGACTCTATTAGTGTTATGTCCATATCTGGGAAGTTTTTAATTAAACTAGCAGAAGTCATCCATCCGGAAGAACCCCCTCCGACAATGACGATTTTCTTAATGTCTTTCATTATTCACCTTATTCATAATATATGTAATTATATATAAGACACAAAAAAGGAGGCAATTGCCTCCTTTTATTAACATAGGTGTTAATTTATAAACCTAATTGACCTAAGTCTGTTACGTCTTGAGTAGATCTATCTGGAATCATAATCATATCAATTTCTTCTAATACTTCAAATGTATTATCTACATCGTCGTTCGCAGGAGAAACTGGGAATTTAATAAATTCAACAGGAACGTTTGCCCAATCTACTGGCATATTTCTTAATTGTTCTCTATATGTTACCCATAATGCCTTTAAATCTGCTGGCATATCAGATACAACTTTACTGTCACTTTCCTCTAGTCTAGTGTTACGCAAGTCTCTGATAAAGTCCCAAGACCTTGCACCAGTTGCGATTCTATCTTCTTCGCCTTTAAAAACAAGGTCGGCAGTATAATCTGCTAAAATATCATTCTCAGAGAATACGTCTCTAATGTCAGTAGGGTCTGGTATTAAAGCATTAGGTTGATCTGCAGGACCAACTGAAACTTCGTAAAATTTAGTAGGTTCGATTCCACCAAACAGCAATGCTATTTTGATAGTATTTTCCATAGTATCTGCTTCTAAAACATTCTCGTCTAAATGTAAAGGTCTAGGTTGTTCTGTCATATCTGCAGGATCGAATGTTCTTTCTATAATTCCTGTTTCTTTTTCTGTCCATAATATTAAAGATTCTAAACCATCATATGGTTGAGTAGAAGTTTTACCCTCAGAAAAGTCTGAACCAAATCGAACGTTAGGTAAATTGTATGTTAATAATTTTTTCATTATATTCTCCTATTAAGACCACGAAATTTTAACAAGTCCGGCAGCACCGAAACCACCAGTACAACCTGTTCCAGAACCAGATTGATGCGCTGCACCACCACCACCAGGAAACGCACTATGTCCAGAACAACAAGCCATATTACCAGTACACCAATGTTTACCGATTTGTGTACCAGATACTGCAAATGGTCCAGTTGGGCCACCAGAAGAACCAAAAGTAGTCGCACAACAGTTATATTGTCTAAAGTAAGAACCAGAAGTTCCTCTAAATTCAACATCACCACCGTATGTTGGAGAGTTACAATGATGCGTCACCCAACCTGCGTTATAGTTACCTCTATCACACTGAACGTTTCCGATATGACAGTTATAACAGTTTGATGCTATATCCCAGTTTGTAGATCCACCAATACCACCAAGTGCACATAAGTTAGATAGTCCAGAACCCGTTACATATGAAGTACAACCATGACGACATGCTCTATTACAAGAACAACAGCAATCACATTGAGATGTTCCTGCGGCACAAACTAGATATGCAGTAGAACCAGCAGTAAACGCAGATTCTGTTATAACTTTAGAAGTGTAGTTACCACCACCACCACCAATACCAGCATCATGGTCACCACCAGAACTTCCGCCTGGTCCACCACCACCTAAAACTTCAAATTTAACGGATTTAACTCCTTCGGGAACAGTCCAAGTGCAAGTTGCACCACCATTAGCACATGACCAGTGATTGTTGTTATAAACATACAACTCACCACCAGCAATGGAACCTCCACCAGCCGCAACTAATGCATCAACTCCAATTTGAGTTTCGTCTTGCAGGCAAGTTACTTGACCACTTCGAAAGTAGTGTTAGCAAGGTATTCCAACGTGGCATCCACGTCCTTTGCCATTTGGTTCATTTTACCAAGTGTTAAAATATCCATTTTTTATATCCTTTTAATAATTTCTATATAATTAATTTACTCTACCCCAGACGGTAATTGAGATACAACGGCCGCGTCAGCGGCAGTACGTTCTGCAATCTTAATTACCTTAACGTGAGCATAATCAACATCGTCTAATTCGTCGTTGATTGCTTCTCCTGGTGCTTTAGGAAAAACTATTAAGTCTAACGGAACTCCGTCCCAATCGGCTGGCAAGTTTCTTAAAGCAGAACGATAGTCGATCCAACCTTGTTTAAGTGCTGTCGGCATATCTTCCGAAGTAGCTGCATCAGTAGCTTCTAATTGGTCGTTCCTTGTGGATCTAATAAACTCAATGTCCCAATTGCCTCTTCCTGGATTAAATTCCGCAGTCTGACCATAGTCGTCTCCGACAACACCAGTTTCATACGTCAACGCAGACCAACCTGTGTCTGGATTATAACCATGCACAACTGAGTTTTGATCATACACTTCACTAGGGTATGTAGTGTCAAGTACTGTGTTATTTCTTGCAGAAGAAGGACCAACTGCTACTTCATACACTTTAATGAAACCGAAAGCAGTTGCCCCGTCTTCGTCAGTTGGTCCGATTAAACCGCAACGAATGCAATTTTCGTCAGATTCTTCGCAATCCAAAACTAATTCGTAAAAATCAAGTGGAGTTGGTTGACCGCATAAGTCTGCCATGTCCTGCA